TGATGGCCGCCGTGGTCAGGCTGGCCTTAGCCTTTGGGATTGTGCACTACAGATCTACGCCTCGGGACAGCGCCTTGCCCTGCGATACATCCTCCCCGGCTGACCGCCGCAAGCTTGTCAACCGGCTATGGAGCAGTCCCTGATGGGCGACGTTGCTGAGCTCTTGAAGGATCCTGAGCTCCGCCAGCAATACGTCAAGCTGCCCGCTACTTACCGCGCTGCTTTCGAGTGGCGCTCCCTCTGGCTTACCAAAGCGCACCACCATCAAGTCCGCCCGCCCGGTGAGTGGTGGGACGTATGGCTGATGCTGGCTGGCCGGGGCGCAGGCAAGACCAGAACGGCTGCTGAAGAGCTCGGCTGGTGGGCATGGAGCAACCCCGGCACGCGCTGGGTGGTGGCCGCGCCGACCTCGGCAGATGTCCGTGGCACCTGCTTTGAGGGCGACTCTGGCCTGCTCTCAGTTATCCCCAACATGCTGGTCAAGGACTACAACAAGGCGCTGCATGAGCTGGTGCTGATCAACGGCAGCCTGATTAAAGGCATCCCGGCATCCGAGCCTGAACGCTTCCGAGGCCCGCAGTTCCATGGCGGCTGGTGTGACGAGCTGGCCGCATGGGACTACCTGCAAGACGCATGGGACATGATGCAGTTCGGCCTGCGTCTGGGTAAGAAGGTCAGGCTGATCTGCACCACGACCCCGAGGCCGAAGGATCTGATCGTGGAGCTGGTAGGTCGGGAGGGCGACGATGTGGTGATCACCCGCGCCTCGACCTATGCCAACATCGACAATCTGGCGGACAACTTCAAGAAGCAGATCCTGCAGTACGAAGGCACCCGGCTGGGCCGGCAGGAGATCGAGGCCGAGCTGATCGACCCTGAAGAGTCCGGCATCGTGAAGCGGGAGATGTTCCGCCTGTGGCCGCCCAACAAACCCTTCCCCAAGTTTGAATACATCCTACAAAGCTATGACTGTGCGTACACGGAAAAGACTGTCAATGACCCGACGGCGGCGACTACTTGGGGTGTATTCAAGCCCGAAGATGGGCCAATGGCCGTCATGCTTATCGATGCATGGCAGGATCGGCTTCAGTACCCGGATCTTCGCCCGAAGGTTATTGAGGAGTACAAAGTCTCATACGGCGCTGATCCCGAGGAAGAAAGCCGGGGGAACTTCACGGGCGGTAAGAAGGTGGATCTCATTCTCATTGAGGACAAAGCGGCGGGTATCTCGTTGATCCAAGACTTGCAGCGGGCGCACCTGCCTGTGCGTGCGTACAACCCCGGCAAGGCAGACAAGATCCAGCGGCTGTCCATCGTGGCAAACATCATTGCGCACCGCCGGGTGTACATCCCTGAGAGCACACAACGCAAGGGTTATGTGAGGGACTGGGCTGAAGGCTTCGTGAGTCAGATCTGTTCTTTCCCTGAATCAACACATGATGATTTCGTGGACAGTTGCACGCAGGCTCTGAGATACTTGCGGGATGCGGGATGGCTTGACATAGATCCCAAAATCGAGGATGACGATGACGATTACGTCTACGCCGAGCGCAAGCGCTCTAACCCTTATGCGGTGTGATCATGCCTAGCCCTAAAGACCTGCTTAAACTTTTCCAAATCATTGAAGAAGCCTCCTCTGCCGGCAAGGGTGCAGCCAAGGGCGAGAAGCTGCTGGAGGCCGCAGGCAAGCTCCCCAAGGGCACCGCAGAAAAGCAGCTTGAGGCTGAGTTAATGTTCCGGCGTCTGGCTGAAGAGCAGGCGGCACGGTATGCACCAGTGAACCCGGCAACCGAGCAGGGCAACGCTTCATTAGATGAGATTAGACGCATCCTCGCGCCAAAGACTCCCAACATCACCAAGGCTCATGGCGGCGAGGTGCAACATTTTCAGGTGGGCGGCATCTCAAAGGTGTTCAAGGCATTGAGCAACATTGGAAAGGGCGAGAGGTCGCTAGAAGCTGCGCAAAACTTAATGCGGTCTGGCCGTGAGTTGTCGGTTGCGGAGCGTCAGTTTGTTGCCGAGCAGGCCGCGAAGCAGAGTGAAGAGCTGGCTCGTGAGCGTTTCCGACCAACGTTGCAACTAGGTGCTGTTGAAGCCAAGAAGTCCAAGGGGCCAAGCCCGAAGCCTGCCCGCGCAAAGCCCAAGACAAAGGCCGAGATCAATGCCATTGCTGAGCGCGTAGCCCCGCAGATGACGGGCGAGTTTGTTCGCGCCAAGCCGGGCGAGTCTGTCAGCGTGGCCGGTAAGAGCAAAAAGCAGTTTGATCTTGAGCAGGAGCTTGAGCACGACATCCAGCGCAGCCGTGAGGTGCCAGAGGCTGAGAACATTGATCTGGAACCACACAGAGGCAGCGTGATGTTGTCACTGCCGGGTGACATTTCAATCGCTGATTACGACATCTTTGGTATTGGCGGCGAGGGATTGCGTATGCCGTCCCGTCAGTACGGTGGCCCGCGCTTTGGCCTTGGTCATCCTGAAGAGGCTGGTTGGGCATCAACATTAGTGCCAGCCGCTGGATTCCAGCGTAGAGTCAACGCAGCATCACAGCAATATGGCGGTGCGCCTGTGCTGGCAAACTTCATGGCGATGGGGCCGGAGGGTTTGAACTATGCCGAGCACTACGCCGATACCTTGCTAAAGCTGTCAAAGCCAGAGCAGATGACGCCACGCAACATAGATCACTTCAACAGAATCATCCGTTCTGGTAACGCGAAAGCCGAGTTCCCTGACTTTCCCGGCATTGAGCATCCAGAGGCATCGTATCTGTACATGATTGAAAACCCGGAGGCACGCAAGCACTACAACTCCGTGATGCAGCTCACCAAGACAACCGAAGAGCTTGGCCTGCCGAGCGGACTGAATGTGCGCCATGCAGTCAGTGAGCCTGAGTTGCGCGACTTGGAGCGTGGTATGACTGGCTTCTCCGTGCTGCAGATGGAGCCCGGCGTGGCGAATCTGAAGCCTTCGATGCATCCGACCTATTCGCATGACATCCCCGGCAAGTTTCTTGGCCGCACTGACATCTTGTATCCATATGAGATGACCTTCCCTGATACGGTGGCAGGCATTCGCGCTAACCCTCAACAAGCTAAGAGCGAGTTTGGCACCCTGCAAATGTTGGGTGGTAAGCAGGTCATCGACAATCAACTGCTTGACGAGCTTGAGCAGTACCGCCGTCGCATCAAAGAGCTGACAGGAAAGAAGGACGGTAGCGTTGTCCACATGGCAGGCGGTAACGAGCCGGGTCAATCGATTGGCGAGATGTTTAAGCCCAAACCTCTGACGATCCCTGAGCCACTGACTGACTTGGTTGATGCATTCAAGCGCCAGTTCAGCAGAGAGAAACGGTCGATGAGTAAGCCCGGAGCGGCGACAGATGTGCTGCTGCGCGGCCCTGTAGCGTTTGCTGCCGGCACGCCCATGGACTTGCTTGGCATGGGTGGCGATGCGCTGGATTACCTGCAGAAAAAGATCCCCGGCCTGCGCAAGAATGCGTCTGTGATGGATCAGCAGAGATCTGTGGTGGACAAGCGCCAGCCAGAGATGGGCTACGCACCCAAGGTACAGGTAGGCCCAGACGGCATGATGCCTTATGGCACAGAGCACTTCCAAGAGAAGCTCAATCAAGCGGGCCTGACCACAGGCGAAGAGCGCCCACTGCTGGAGCTTGGCACTGCGATTGCGTCCCCGTTCGCAGCACAGAAGGCGCTGCAGTACGGCAAGGCAGGCGCTAAGGTGTTGGCACCCACAGCACAGGACATGCTGCAGATGAGCCTTGAGAAGCTGTCAGAGCCCACCCGTAGCTATGTGATCAAGCCTAAGGGTGGTAATTGGTTCTCTCATACAGTTGAGGGGCAAACCGATCCATTAAAAATAAAAACCCAAGCCGGGACATTGTTTGAAGATGCTTTGGCAAAAATGCAGGACATTTACACTCCTGAGCATTTGGCAACAATGAGCCCGCAAACACGGTCATTTGTTGAGGCAAGATTCCCGCAAGTAAGCAGAGGCGCTGCTGTTAATAAGTGGGTAGACAAGAAGCTCAACAATTACATCAAGAATGAAATGGGGACAGTAGAAGACCCTATTCGTTTGGGTATTGAGCGTCGTGCCGTTGAAGCAGAGAAACTGAAGGTGGCTAACCAAGCAAGGTTAGACAAAATGGCCGCTGACATTGAGCGTGCCAAGGCTGCCGGTAAAGGTACGGCTGTTTCTGAGCGCGACTTGGAAAGGGCGAAAGAGAAGTTTGCGGACGAAGAGTACATTGCATCACAGGGTTTGCACCACGACATCATTCCAGAAGAAGGATGGAATGATTTGAGGGTATGGGAACCTGCTTCGTTGGATTACAAGCGGGTTGATTATGGTATGCCCAAAGGTCTTATGGCAACGCATCCAGCCGCTAAAGATTGGGAAATAAAAGCTGATACTGAAATATCTAGCCTGCCCGCAAGAGCGTATCAAAGCAAGCTGATTGCTGATACGCCATTGATTCAAGAAAACCCTTGGGTTGCTAATCTTGATCCAAACGCAAAGATTTATATGCTTGATCAAGACTCTGCAATTACATCTGGCTTTAGTCACATGATTGATGAGCTGCACAACGCTTTGGATCCAGCATCAACTTTGCCAGCAAACTTAAAGATTACAGCTAAAGATCTTGAGAAGATGAATGTGGACGATGTGTCTGCGCTTGTCGGCAAGATTAATGCTTGGCGTGATGTGCAGAAAACCAAGGCTAATCTTGAGATAGCTAACAACCCTGCCACTCACATCTTCAAAGAATACCCAGCGGAGAATAATCCGAAGGGCGTGTCATGGCGTCAGATCAAGCGTCCAGAAGGTTACTCGGATGAAGAGGCAGAGAAGTTTGTGCGGCAGGCTGCTCAGTACGAGGGCGACATAATGCGTCATTGCGTTGGTGGCGCTGGTCATTGTGAGCCCTTGCTTAATGGGGATGTTGAGCTATACACCCTGCGTGATGCCAAGGGTGAGCCACATGTAACAATTGAGATGACGGCAAGGCCAGATGTTCGTATGGATGGAAACAGGCCCGTAGATTTTTACAATTCTTTGTCTTTGGACGAGATGAGTAAAATTCCTGCTCTGCCAAAAAATGCATCTGCAATGGACGAAGTGAATTGGAATCGAAGCATCATTCAGTCTCCTAAATATCAAGCTTGGTTAAAAACAAGACCCAGAGCCATTCTTGAAATTAAGGGCAAAGGTAATCGTAAACCTAAAGATGAATATATTCCGTTTGTTCAAGATTTTGTAAGAAGCGGAAACTTTTCATACGTTGGCGATCTTCATCACACAGATCTTTTTGATGTAACTGCTGGGCTGCACAGCGTAACGCCCAAAAGCTTTTCTGCCCCTGAGGGTGACCGCTTAATTGCAATTACTGCGGCAAAGAGGGCCGGTGAGCCGTTGAAAGGTTTGATGACCCGCGAAGAGTGGGAGCCAATCGTGCAGAAGTATCTGCCGAAACAGAAGGCGGCGGGCGGCGCAGTAACCATGGCTGCAGGCGGTGCCGTTGACTACGAATCAAAGTTCAATCAAATGCTGCAGGATCATGTCGCCGATATGGCTGAGGGTGGTGCTGTGGACTACGAGTCGCGCTTCAACGATATGCTGCAGAAGCATGTGCAAGGTATGGCTGAAGGCGGCGAAGTGGAGAACTCATACAACAACGACCCCGACATGGCTGATGGCGGTCGGTTTATTCAAGCGCCTGCCTTTGCTAATGGCGGCGCAGTGAAATCAATCTGGACAGTTAATTAAAGGAAAGAATCATGCCTGAGATGCCTATCGACCCCGAGTTCGGGCGCTTCATTGACGGTTTGCAGCAGACGCCTGATGGCGGCGCTATCGTTGAGCTTGAAGACGAGGAGCAGGAAATCGAAGAGATGCCTGATGGCTCTGTTGTCGTTCATTCCAAGTTCAAAACGCCTGAAGAGGATGAGGACTTCTACGAGAACCTTGCAGAGACCCTGAATCCCATGGATCTGGATGCGGTCGCCATGCGCTATCTGGATCTGATTGAGAAGGACAAGGAAGACCGTAAGGGCCGCGACAAGCAGTATGAGGACGGCCTGCGCCGTACTGGTATGGGTAACGACGCTCCGGGTGGTGCCAACTTCAATGGTGCCTCCAAGGTGGTTCACCCGATCATGGCTGAGACCTGCATTGACTTCGCATCCCGTGCGATCAAGGAGCTGTTCCCGCCCGATGGCCCGACCCGCACCAAGATTTTGGGTGAGGTGACGCCTGAGAAGACTGAGGTAGCCGAGCGCAAGCGCGACTACATGAACTGGCAGCTCACTGAACAGATCGAAGAGTACCGCGACGAGCAGGAGCAGATGCTGACTCAGCTTCCGCTGGGTGGCTCACAGTACATGAAGCTCTGGTACGACGAGAAAAAGCGCCGTCCGTGTGCTGAATTTGTGCCCATCGACAATGTCTATCTGCCATTTGCAGCCGGTAACTTCTACACAGCCCAGCGTGTGACTGAGGTTCACGAGATTACGGACTTTGAATACAAGCAGCGGATCGCCCGTGGCCTGTACCGG